TATGCGCAGACTTGGCTTTGCGCTTCTAGAACAACACGCCGAACTTGAAGCTGGTTTTAAAGACAGTTATGGCTCTCCACTCCATTCCTCAAATGACCCCGACTCCGGTTCTTTTGGAACAATCTTCGTCCCCGGCAGCCTTGGCAAAGAAACCGAAGCCAAGTCCCGAACCGTCGTAATGGCCGCCGCCGAAGCAACAACCTCCGCTCTCGCAACCGCCGAGGCCGACTGACTAAAGGAATACTAATAATGATTTATGAAGAAGAAGAAGATAATTTATTTGAAGCTATTGCACAATCAATAGTCTCATATAAACCTAAATCTAATCAGCGCGGTCGCCCACTTGGAAGTTACAGTACAAAAGGAATTTATGGTCATAGCGGTCAGTGTATAGAATGTGGATCAGCTTTTTTACTAGATAAAAGAAGTTTAGATAAACCAAGATATTGTTCCGTAAAATGTCGTTGGGCTCATCATGGATTTTCTATTACTGGATTTAGTGGCCAATGTAAAACATGTGGAAAAACTTTTCTCTTAACGTCTAATGGAACAAAAGGCGCCAATAAGCGATTCTTTTGCTCATACGAATGTACTGCAAAAATAATCCATCTTGAATCTTCAGAATACGCTGGTCATAGCGGACAATGTATAACTTGCGGAACGTATTTTCCACTAGGTCATGGCAGAGATGCAGCTAAACGATTTTGCTCTACAAAATGTAGTCGGCCAATACTCTATATCGGATATTACGGTCAATGTATTATATGTGGAAAATCATTTTTACTATTAAGTAATAGTATTTTAGGGCACAAATATTGTTCACATTCCTGTAGAAATAAACACGGAACAGCAATAATACAGCTTATAAAAAATGAATTGGAGATATCACCAAGTATTATTATCTCTAATAATAAAAAAGAAACCTCTAAATATAGACATACATCACCACTAATCGGATACTTTGGTCAATGCAAACTATGTGGTTTGGTTTTTGAATTACATTTAGGAAGTATTCATGCATATAGAGGTACTCGTTTTTGTTCTCCAAAATGTAGAACCAAATATAATCGAGATAACAATCTATCTTTACATAAAGAAAGAGAAAAAAATCAAAGATTAAAAAATAGAGATCATCTTTTGAATCTTTCAAAAGTTAGATTATCTCTAATAAGAAACTTTAAAAAAACTATCCTGGACCTTGACCTCTAACAATTCAACAGGAGTTAAACCATGTCCACTACTCACACCGGAAAGCAAGGCGCCAAGCGGCAATCCTATCATCGGGACAGTCCGCGTGGAATTTTGCTAAAACTTATCGAACATAACCCTTCAATGTCCGAAGGCGATCTTGAAGAAACAATGTGGCACGAAGTTCGCGAAAAGCCGACTGTCATGCGAGCCATCTTCGAATACTGGTTCGCTAACAATTTGCGCAGTATTCAACCTGAAGTGCCGCTCGACATTGATCTATCATCTACAGAAGAAAGAAAAGAAACAAAACCATTGCCTTCTGAAGAAGAAATTAAGAAACAGGAGGAAATTACACAAGAGCTAAACATTCGAACAGAGGAGATGCTCAAAAAGGCCATTCACAAGAAGGCTCAAATTCTTCTACTCGAAATGGTTCTACCAAACGGCAAAACTGTGGGCGACACAACCGGACAAGAGCTACGCGAAATCGCCCCAACAATGAGCAATTGGCTAATAACCATTATTCCAATGGTTCCAGCCGATAAGAAAGTACGCGAAGTTTTGTCTGAAGATCAACTAAAAGCCGCATACGGCGGAGAATAAAATCGGCTACCTGAGCATGTAGCAAAAAGGCTCCTCGCTTGGACTGAAAGGAACTAATCATGCCATCCCTACACCCCAAAGACCTCAAGTTCGGCCACTACTACATCGCCGATATCGCCCACGCCCCCAACAACCCAATCCACCGTTGTATTGTTTCCGACGTTCGCGGCTACAACCCAAATGGAACCATTCTTTCCATAATGCGCTCTGGCTACGAACCCCAATGCATGGCCGTAAACACCAGAAGCCTCGCCTATTTTAAAATAATTTGCGAAATAGAAGAAATGCATCCATCCAAAGACTGCTATCGGTTTATCAAAGACATGCCAGAAATCGCCAGTGGTGTTTCACATAACTACAAACCTGGTGAGCCTATACAACCTTGGCCACCAATACCAAAATCACCAAGACATTCCGCTGAGTCCAAGAAAACCAAGAAATGAGCCCCCTTATAGGGCATTCATAGGGAACTCAGAACAATGAATGAACCAAAATCCCGTTCCTGCGGCTCATGTTTTGCATGTTGCATATTCTTAGGCATAGCCGAATTAAAAAAGTATCCAACCCAAAACTGCAAACACCTAGACGGTTCTCTTGGACCCAATACCCGATGCAGCATCTATTCTTCCCGTCCCGAACCCTGCTCACGATACCGTTGCGGTTATATTGACGGCATTGGTTCCGACGAATCTTTCCGCCCCGACAACTCGGGTGTCCTAATAACCCCATACCCCGATCCAGATAAACCATTTCCACTATTCCACACAACCATAGTTATCTGTGACGCTAAAAAGGCCGGAACAATCAACGATGGCAAACTTAGCCAAATCATAAAATTAATCCTTGAAACCGAACTTTGCACGGCGCTAAATGTGGTAAATTACTCTACCCTCGAAGTAAACCATTTCAGAGACGGTAAAATCTACCTTGGCCGCTTGATAAAAACTCCCGAATACGAAGGTCTCAAGTTCGTTGCAGAAAATGAACCATTCGGTTCATATATGGTTCTCTCTATGGAACAAAAATAATGGCAACCCGCGACGAAATGACCCGCGCCCTAGATGCTGTTCAAAAAGAACTCTATGACATTGTGCGCAAACATGCCATCGATATACCCGATTGCGCGGTTGAAGAAATTGCAGTCTATTTTGTTACAAAAGAAATCCCAACTCTATACGATTGGCATCCTCGCCGCCACCGCTAAAGAGGGACTCAGAACAATGGACCAACACTTCCACATGATACCCCGCCCCAATGATTTTATAAAAGCATATCTATTGATATTATTAATAGTATTAATCCTATCGATATTCGGATTTTTTAAATAACCCAAACCGAGAGGCATAAACCCATGAATACCAAACCCGACCTAACATTCCCAATCGTCGGTGCGTTCTTTCGTCCGCCAGGAGTCTCAATCCTAAAACACATTCCCCTAAACACTCCACTCATCCTACATGCTGATCCAAACCATCCAAAAGATCCCAATGCAATCGGCGTCTGGATCGCCAAGTCCGACATTCCATTCGACCGCATTCGCGCCCGCCCAGAAGTACAAGAAGCAATGGAATACAACCGCAACGACGAATTCCACGTCGGCTTCATCCCCGCAGCCGATGCTGAAAAGATCAACTACGACCGATCCCTAGCTATCCTCGCCCAATTCAAGCTCGACCCCAACGGAAAACCAATGGTAAGAATGTTTTCTTTCAAAAAACCCGAATAGGAGGCCGCCCCCATGCCAAAGTTCGCCATCATAAACACCGACGCCAAAACAATCGAACTCCACAATGTTCCCGTCTACACGGATGCTATGAAACTTGTCAACCTAAAAAGGGGCGAAGTCGATTTCTGTTCCATTGGAGGATACCACGACACAACATTCCACATCATTGTTTTCGAATTCGGCCTAATGCGGCCAAAGCAAACAACCTATTTCCGCCTCGGCACCCAATTATTCAACGGCAACGCAGTTATATTCGCTGCCGACCTTGAAGGTAAAACAGTCGATTTTCCTTCCAACATAGCCGAACATTGGAAAGTTTGCCCTGCATTCGAATGGTTCGCCTCTGCATCCGAAGTCGAAGCGGCAATAACCACAAACCGTGTCCTCCGCCCACAATCCGCCGTTAACGGCCAAGTCTTTTGGTCCTGGAACAAGAAGGAAACCCTCCAATGAACCGACTTCTAATCGCTACCGCCATCGCCACTATTGCATTCTCCACCCCAATCTCGGCTGCGCAGATCGATTACAAAATATTCTGGAACTGCTTATCTTTCGGCTATACAGTCGATCAATGCGTCGATGAAGTAAACGCCTACCATCACGAAACAACCCAATCCGGAGTAACAATCCTCCGTGGCCAAACACCCAGCAACTTCCGACCAGAATTCAGAGAAGTCCCCGCCGAACAATAAATAATCCCCCATCGCGACAGCGACCACCACAACCGATCCCGACCCCGATCCCGGAGTCCCATCCCAATGTCAAAACGAAAAATACCCGAAGGCATCGTAAAAGCAATCTACCTCCCCGCAACCTTAGTAGAAAAAGCAAGCGCCAAGCTCTCCGAAGAACGAGATATAAGCATTGAAGACTACATTTCCGTCTTCCTCCGATCAATAATCCGGGCGAAGCTAATCCTAAAACTCGACGACGATCTTCCATTCGGCAAATATGTCGGCGAAAAGGTCGAAACAATCTGCAAAATCGACCCATCCTACATTTCATGGCTCATATCCCAAGACGGAAAAACAAAATTCGCCCCCGAAGTCTTATCGTTGGTCAATGCAATGCTAGAAATAGGATAAATCAAATGGAATTTATACTAGAATTTCTCGGCCTGTTTGCATGGAGCGTTCTATGCTTCATTAGTGGAGCGGTGTTTGCAGCTAACAAATCAGTAGAAAAGTTTGTAAAGCTTTTCGATAGAGAGAAATTAAAAGCCGCTTATATTGGTGATGAAGAAGACATTAAAAATCATCTAAAGTAGGATTGATCTTCCTTGAGCGACAAACTCTACCATTTAATTTCCCTTGCGGTCATAGTGATTGGCCAGCTTGTATTTTCCGTTTGGTGGGCCGCGACTACATCTGCGCAATTAGAAATGCAAATAAAAATATCCGTTGCCTTCGCCGCCCGCATGGAACGTCTAGAATAAATTTCCCAAAACCTCGCGCGCCTTGACGAAAGAATAAAGAACCTCGAAAAATCCCGCCAGTAAAAAAGGAATCCATCCCAATGCCCAAACCGCTCCTTAGCAAAACCGAAATAACCAAACTCGTAAAACTTGGCCGCGTCCACGAATGTTTCACCCATTCCATTGTTGGTACATTCGACGTTACTCTCATGAACGAAGTAGCCCCATACCTATACGACCGCTTCCAAGCCGACATCACCCCCGATCTAATCTCCCAAGTAAAAGCCACCCGCGATTGGGACGCCGAGCGAGTCGCCAACATAACAATCGAAGAAGTTCTTCAACCAACTCTATGGATATTGGATACTTCCGACAACACCCACATTCTAATCGACGGAACCCATCGAATCATCGCCAGCCTCGAACGATTTAAGTTCGCTAAATTCCACGGCTACATGGCAACTCTCGCTGACGCAATCCGCCCCGCCAACAACCTAATCGCGTCCCATGATTGGGGCCGCATAGAAGTCAAGAATGGCAAACTCTACAACCGCGAAACCGGAAAGGAAATCAAATGACCGCCCAACAACCAAGTTTAAAACCCAAACTGCTCGCGGTAGCAATGAATAAAACCACAAACCTATCTACCATCCACCAGCCCCGATTTAATTGGAAATCTTTCCGCTTCGAATTTCTATTCTGGACCCTCATTATAATCTCGCTTCCATCCTTTGGCTTCCTACTGCTCCGCATCATAACCAGGATCAACCTCCCATGACCGACAAAGAACCTCAAGTAATCGTAAAGAAATCAGAATCAAAAACGGTAAGTTACATCTTTCCCTTCCCTAAAATCGAAGCACTTGTAATTGCTCACGCAAAGGAGATTTTCCCTGAGTTTCAAGGATTTTCAGATCGTCAAATTAAAACCACTATTAAAGGTGAAGGCGAGGATACAGAAATTATCTTGTCCGCATTCAGGGAGAAAAGCTCATGATCTCCGACACTATCCGTGCTCTATTCGTCGCTGGCGATCTAGACGGAATTCTATACCAAATAGAAATCCTAATGGAAGACCGCGCCCGAGTCCGCGCTGAAAACGACGCTCACAAGCATACAATCCACCGCCTAGCAACCTCCTTCGCCAACATCACCGAACCAAAAACTGGCCTTCCAATCAAAAGCCCCAGCCCAAGCCCCAATCCAAGCCCAAAACCAACTACCCCCGTCAGAACAACGGGCGCAAAGCCCGGCGCAAAGCCCCAACCAAAGCCCCCCGTCAGAACAATGAATCCACCCAAACCCAAACCAAGCAAAGAAGCTCTCGACCTAGACCTCGATCTCGACCTATAGGAAAACCCACATGCCCGCCACCGAACTAACCAAATCCCAAAAGTCCGCCCTTCTTTGGTTCCGCAACCGTGGCGGCGACGGAATGTTCAATTACAACGGAACCCTCGTCGCTGCTGGCCAATTGGCCCCTGTAATGCGATCAACATGGAACATCCTTAGAGATCAAGGTCTATTAGAATCATACAGCCGTCTTCGCCTCCGCGTAACAGAAGTCGGCCAAACAATCGACCTATCCGACGTTGAAGAATCCCACTACTAGCAGAAGGTATGTCAGAACAATGAACTCCACTAAAGACGAACACAGATTCGGCGAGGTTATGCGAGCCTCATTTGAAGCGGCACTTGAGATAAATGCAAGGACTGAAAGAGAACGCGACGCCGCGCGCATCGCCCTCGTGCAAGCGCAGACGGAGCGGGATGACGCTAACCGCCGGCTAAAACTTCAAGATGCCCTGCTCGCTCAACTTTCGGAGAAGGTTAATTTCTACGAGGTTCAATACCAAGATGAGCAAGGCTTGAACGGCGCCCGTGAGGAACGAGACGCGGCTCTGGCTGAAGCGGAACGATGCAGGCGTATGCAGGTGGCGGCGTATCAAGGACAATTGCGCAGCGAGATCGCTCTCGGGGAAGCGCAAAGGAATGAAGAGCTATTAGCACAACAGATTGTCGATCAAGCGGAAGCTCTCGGACAGGAGAAGGCCGAAGTACAAAGACTTACTACCGTTCTCGCGGAGCGGGACGCGGAGATCGCCCGGCTGAAACACGCCGTTCAGCAGTTGGCGCAGGAGATCGAGAACGTCATGAGGCATAACGAAGCCCCACCTGGCGCTAACGCGATGGAGATAGCCACAAATGTTGAGCAGGAATGGTATGCCGACCTACAAGACGGAGAGTTTCGTGTCCCTATCAAGATAAGACTACGCTTAATCGCTAAGATCGCCCGCGCCATCGAGGCCGCCGAAGCACGCGGTCGGGCTACCAACAAAGCAAAATAATGCCCCGTAAAAACCGCACCATTCGTCTCTACAAAGAACAACAAGGTATCTGTTGGATATGCAGCCTTCCCATGTTTCCACCCCGTAAAAACCCTAAAACAAGAAATACACACCCATTCGAAGCAACACTAGATCACCTAGTTCCCAAACATGCTGACGGATTAAAGAACACCGCTCGTCCCGCGAAAGCCGCCCACGCAAAATGCAATAGTTCCCGCCACCACTATCCAACATCCCACCCCGAAGTCGAACGCCACATTCAAAATATGCAAAACAAATTCAAAAATTCCAATCTCATTTCTGAGATAAACAAAGCTAGGTCCAAGTTCTTGGGTATGGCACCTGCCACCGAAACCGCGCTTGCGCCGCCACCCTCACCATGCTAGGCTCCCCATATGGCACCCACTCTTGTATCAAAAGCAATGCCAAACAATCCTACAAAACGCCCAACCCCCGAAGACTTAGAAAGAATCAGAGAATTCCAGCTATCTATGGCCAGAACCGCCAGAGAAGCTAGCTTTGCAATGGAACGTCTAACGCGCGCCCTGACTGCCGGCGCTGCCGCGTTCCAAAAAGCCTTCGAAAAAGAAATAAACCGCAAACGAAAAGTAAGGAACAATCCCAATGTCTGAACAACCAAACATCCCAACCCCAACCCCAGAATACCATCCCAACGCTCTCCTGCTAGAGCTAACATTCAACGACCACGGCCATCTAATCGTCCGCATCCCCGACTCCATGTCCCAACGCGGCGGCAAAGTAACCCTAAGCCCCGGTTCCGTTGAAGCCCAACTCCGCAACATTCTCGACGTTGAAAACAAAATCAAAAAACACGAAGCGGCTTTCTATGGCGAACCAGGCGTCCGCGATCTGGCCCGCGATCTAAAAGCTGGTCGAATAAAAACAACCAAGATTGAAAAGTCCACCGCCCCACTGGAATTGGATTTGGATTTATAGGATGATTACCAAACGCCTCCCAATCGATGAACTTATCGACCGCGAAGCCCACAAGCTCGCCCTGGCCGACTACATGCAGGAGAAAAACATAACCCCCAATAAAAATCTTCCACCCGATATCGAATCTCAAATCCAAACCCTCCTGTCCACAACCGACGCCTACCACATCATTGCAAAGCAAAACATCCTAGCCCAAAAGGCCGCACACGATGAAGCGCTCCGCGCCATCGGTCTAAACCCGATCGAAGTCGATGCAATGGACCTCGACCTATGACCCTTGGCGATGGAATAGCAGTTGTAGGCATAGCAGCAAGTATCGCAGCTATTCTAATCGTCCGAATAGTTTTGGATTATTTTTATACCAAAATTAACCTAGGTCTAAAAAAGGAATAAGATCAAATGGACCCCAACACCGACCCACTAAAGAAACAAGCCGAAGCTGAACTTGGACACCCAATTCCAAACGAATATTGGACCAAAGAAGTAAGAGATTTCTATAAAATCTGGTTCCACGGACGAAACTACGGTGCCGAGGGAACATTTGGAATGATCTGCGGCATCGAGGACTTAAAGCGATGAACAAATACGACCAAGCCAACCTGGCCACCCTAAAACGAATACAAGTAATTATTCGTGAATCCTATCCTTATCCCGAAGATGCAGAAGCTGAATTTCCAGATTTAACTCTAGCACTTGGCATAATTCTCGGAACAGCTGAATATGCTATTCGTGAAATCGAGAAGGAACTAAAATCATGAAAAAAGTAACCCTCCGTGTCGATCCAGATGACTACGAATACCTTCGCAAAATGGCCGAATCCAAGTTCGACTACGGCGGCCTCAATCTAATCATTCGCCAAGTCCTCCACGCCTTCGTTATCAACACCAAAGCTCTCGAACAAAAACACCATCAACAACAACAACAAGCTCCAGTTGCCGCCGAAGGAAACTAAAAGCATGGCTAACAATCCCGAAATAAATCCACTTCAAGCCAAATTAACCCCATACGTCACCGCATTAAAACATTCCGCAGACACAGGAAATGCAAAAGCTAAACAAGTGATTTCTCTTTATAAGATGTATATCCAATGTCCAGAAGTCGGCGCAGCAACTCTATGTGAAGCTTTCTTAGAAGATTGGAAGAAAGAAACAGACAATGTCTGAAAACTATTCCGTTTGTCAGTTCTTCGAAGATGGCAACTATGAATTCGTGCGCCGATTTATATCTCCCGAAGAAGCCGTAAATGTTGCAATTCATTATTCAACCAGCATTGCAGCCAAAAACCACATGGTAACCCGTGTAATAATAACCGACAGCGGCGATCAATGCAATTGGGAATGGAAATTCGATGAAGGAATTACCTTTCCCCCACAATTCGTGGGAAAATTAAAGCGAGGAATTCGATAATGCCAACCAACACTGGCGGCTTTGGCGGTGTAAGTGTCGGCAAACCAACCGATACAACCCCCACCCCCAAACCAAAACCCAATGAAAACCTAACCGCGTCCCTACGCGCAACCCTTCAAATAGTCAAAGCCGAAGACGAAGACGATTCCGATCCAATCCCATCCCCGCTTAACGAAGCAACTCCCGATTCCGTAAACATTCTTCTCGACCGCATTAACAACCATATGATTGAAGGTAAAATCCTCACCGACGCCGACCTACGGCTCGGGATTGATCTATATCGTTCCCAAGCACTCCGCTATGCCCAAGAACAAGAAACCAAAAAACCGCGCGCTCGATCCGGGGCTAAATCAACACTAAAGCAAGTTCTCGATCTCGACGATCTCGATTTCGACGCGCCGGCCTCAGAACAATGACCCAATTCATCCCATCCCCAAACGGAGCTTTCAGCCCCGTAAATCCCTGGCTCCAATTAGCTTGGGACTCCACTTCCTACAACGCCATCTGCCTCTGCCCCCGATACTATTTCTACAACATCATAATGGGCTATACCCTTTCCGGTGAAATGTCCCCCGATCTTAAATTTGGAATTCTCCTACACAGTTCCGCCGAACTCTACGACCGTGCAATGGCAGACGGCGCAGCGCACGAAGAAGCAATTCTACTTGCATTTAAATTTGCCATCGATGCAACCTGGGACGAAGAATCAAAGCGCCCTTGGACTTCCGAAGAACCAACCAAAACCCGCAACACCCTCCTAAGAACAATAGTTTGGTATCTCGACAAATACAGAGACGAAAACTTAAAGACCCACATCCTCTCCGATGGCCGCCCCGCAGTAGAACTTCCATTCCGCTTCAGTCTTAACAATCTAGTTCTCGACGGTTTCAAATCGCCCGACGATGAAGAATATCTCCTTTGTGGCTATATCGATAAAGTTGTTTCCTGGAACGAAGAACTCTGGATTTCTGACATCAAAACAACCAAGTACGAATTAGACGAAATCTATTTTCGCCAATATACTCCCAACAACCAAATTTCTTTATATTCCATCGCCGGCTCGGTTGTTCTTCACCAACACATCGATGGCGTTATAATCGACGGCATCCAAGTCCTGGTAGGCGGAAGTAAATTTCTCCGAAAACAAATACCCCGTTCCCCATCCATGCTCGAACGGTGGTTGCAAGACTTTTACTTCCGAATCAAAGAGGCTGAATTCTATGCCGAAAAGCAATACTACCCCATGAATTCCCGCTCTTGCGGTTGGGGAAAAAACAAATGCCAATATTGGTCCGTTTGCAGTTCCGAACCCGAGGCCGCCTTCGACATTCTAAACAACTACTACACCAAACGGGTCTGGAACCCGCTCGAACCAAGATAAAGGAAACAGGTTATGTATTGGGATGAAATCAAAGAAATGGCTACAGTGATGGTAATTTGTCTAATAGGTGTAGCAATATTTCTTAGTCTAATTTTTGGCACTATAGCAACAATACATTACAAATCATCCTGCGTTGCTGCTAAAATATACAACCCCAAACACAATACCAACTATACCTGTTCCGATTTCTTCTGGGCAGGAGAGCAAATAAATCAATCCACTTCAACCATCAACTTAAATCAAAAGTAAGGAACTCAAACTGTGGACAAAAACGGCAATCTAACCGAAGTGGAAAAAGCCGAATTGGCCAAGTTTCTCGAAAAACTTCGCTCCTGGTGGTTGGACCAACTAACCCCAACAAGAGATTTGATAGATTCGTTTGAAAATCTACGCAAGCTGTTAGAGAAGGAATAAAATCAATGGCCCATCTATGCCACTGGCCCGAATGCAAGACCGAAGTTCCTGCTGGCCTGTGGGGATGCAAAACTCACTGGTTTCAGCTTCCAAAATACCTACGAAGCGAAATCTGGCGAACCTACGTACCAGGACAAGAAATAACAAAAACTCCAAGCGCAGAATACATCGAAGTAGCCAAAAAAGTCCAGGATTGGATCAAGTCCCAACCAAGATAGGAACCAAAAGAATGCACCCCGCGCGCAAACTTCTGGCCAACATCGTCGCCAATAACGTTGGAACTGGACCAATAAAAGGTCTCACCGATGAAAAGCTTATTGCCGAATGGCATAACTGGAACAATAAAATAATCAACGCAACATCATGGGGCGCTGCTCTTGGTGCCGCTTACGAGTTACGAACCGAATGCGCCCGCGAATTGCGCCGCCGTAACATCCCAATCCCAACACCTATGAAGGCATAAACAAAATGTCATCCCTAACCGACCCAACGTTCGAAAACGGCAAAATACTCTTAATCGGCGATCAAGGTTCCGGTAAGACTGGAGCCAAAGCAGCCTTAGTGGCTCTAGGCTATAAGCTGCGAATGCTCGACACCGACAAAGGCTTTAAACTTCTCCGCGCCCTGCTTACCGATTTCGAACACTACCCATACGCTTCCTATATGAAGAAACATAACATCGTCCCCGATGTATCTTGCATTCCAATCGAAGTCCCAATCGACGAAACTACAACAATAGTAAAAGGCGTTTCTTGGGAAACTCTAGGCCCAACCTCGTCAAAAGCTTGGACCGAAGTAGTAAGATACCTTCGTGAATGGAAGGACGGCAAAAACAACTACGGTGCCATTACCGACTGGGATCAAGATACCGTTCTCGATTTCGATACAATGAGCACTCTTGCCGAAATAGCCAAAATTTGGGCGCAAGACCTAAATGGCCACATCGGATCAATGATCGACGAACATGGCCGCGACACCGGTATTGCCCAAGACAAAATAAACCAACTCATAATGAAGATGATGAATCCAAGCGTTCTATGCAATGTCATCTTCACCGCCCACATCAAACGGGTCGATATGAGTACCGATGTTCCCCAATCACCCGAAGCCCGGCTGCGCGACAAGAAATCAATCGATCCCCAAGGTTTCCCCGCAGTCATCGGCCAAGCAACGTCCCCGTTCGTCGGCAAACGTTTCAACGACCAATTCATCGTAAAACGCGACGGCAATGGCCGGAACGCCGAGCGCCGCATCTGGACCGTTCCAACCGACAATACCAGTGCAAAGAATTCTGTCTGGTTAGAAGATAGCTATCCTGTTGAAACTGGTCTTGCGTCGATTATGGAAGCTCTCCGCTACAAACCAGCCCCAATCGAATTCCTCGAACATTGTGCCGAATTCCACAAGAAAAGAACCCAAAACCCCAACCCATCCTCCAAAGACACCAAGCCAAGCAATCTTGGTGGGTTCGGAACCAAATAGACGCATCAAAACCAACAACCCTATCCTCATCCCAAACTAAGGAATCCAACTAATGTCCGACACTCAATCAAACAACCCTCTTAGCCGTAATTACCGCAACCATAAGATCGATTTCAATCCAGACGATCTAAAATTCCATGTCTCTGGCCCCGAGTTCGAACAATACAAAGAACACTACTGCACTTTTCCTTCATACGACGAAGCCAAAGCCAAGATCGACTCCGAAGTTTCCGCCACCGAAAAGATCACAATTCAAAACATCGTATTCGAAGAACACATAGTCGATCAAAAGGGTCAAATTCTCACAATAACCAGGATTGATCGCCGAACCGGTGACATTGCAAGTATTGACACCCAATATTTCTTTCCTAATGTTCCTTGGCTTCGCACTACAATCCAAAGAGTAGCCGAGCTTAAAAAAGAATTTACCGAGTTAGAAACTCAGCTTTCTAAATACCGAATTCACAAATCCCGATACCATTCCCGCATCGACGCGGACGATTACCCAAGGAGAATAAAATCTCTTCAAGACGAAATAACAAATAAACGCGAGCTGGCGGAACAGAACGATCCAGCCAAAAATTCCAACGTCGTTATCCTGAACCAGGAGTAATCCAAGCCATGTCCGACCCCGTAAACCTGCAAGAACTTCTCGACACAACCGATGCCGATTATCCCGATCGGCCCGAGTTGCCCGAGAAGAAGACCTTCTTCGGCAAGCTCACCGGAGAAATCAAGGCCGATGTTTCCAAGGAAAAGAAAACCCCGTTCTACCACCTTGGCATTCGGCTCACCGATCCAGGCAAAGACGTAACCCCGGACGAGATAAAGGCCGTTACCGACGCGGGCTTCAATCTTTCCGACTACGATGCAGGGGTTGATTTCTATCTCACCCCCAAGTCGATGGTTATGTTTCGCCGTTTCACGTCTTCCATCGGCCTCGACCCGAACAAGACCTATCGGGAAAAGCTGAAGCTCGACGGGAGCGGCAACCCGACCAACGAAACCGTTGAAATCCTTCGCGGGATTGACGTTATGTGCCAAACCCCGCCGAAGGGCGACAACGGGCGCGTCTACATCGCGAACATGAACATGGTTTCGGGTGTGAAGAAAGAGTAATCCTTCTTCATTCTTCGAAAGGGAAAACCGCTGCCCGCAATTCAGCAAAGTGCGGTTTCCTGCTGCCGCGATTGGCCAAACAAACCGGGGAATGCCCTGAAATGACTTGGATCGAGACCGCCCAAGCTCTCGCGAGCAACACCATATAAAAGTCTAAAACTGAGCCGATCAGTATAACCGGTACTTAGGCAACAAACTTTGGGACTGAAACGCCCATTTTCGCGAACCGCGAAAAAAGTTGCCCCAAAAAGCCCATATGGATGATCCCAGTGGGCTTAAGGGCTGCAAAAAGGGAGTAAATTAATGGATTGGCAACCAATCACAACTGCACCCAAAAACATTTTCTTAGAAGTTTGCGGGCCGAGCGGATACATCACAGTTCCGATACGTATACACGTTGCGCAATTTAATACAGCTTATAAATCCTCCACCGAAGAAGAAGGGCAATGGCGAACACATTCAAATAACCATTTTACTGACGATGGAGGAGAACCAACACATTGGAGACATCTTTCTATCCCGAACGGATACTAATACAATGTCCTCCGATCCACATTGGACAACAAAGGTAAAAGAATTTGGGCTTGAATACATAGCAGTTAAATTAACTTACCCCGATTGGTCCTTCGCACAAATTGCCAAAGAATTAAAAATGAGCACAACATCTGCACGCCGAATGTTAATTGTATCCGATCATCTTTACGATCCAAAAATCGCCAACGCCCCAAGCTTTTCTGCCGCCTATGAAAGCGTGGATTCTTACGATAGAGATTGGAAAGCCTACATAATCGACCTACATGCCCAATATACCAAAACCGCTTGCCTAAACCCAACTTGGACACTGGAAGATTTAGCCAAATTTCTAAACAAAAGTCCCCGAACAATACACCGAATGCTAACCGTATTTAAACACCTAGACGATCCCAAAATATCCCACCTGCCAACCCTAAACAAAGCTTACCACGAAATAGCAACCGCCAAACAAGATCGAACGACCGAGACAAAAAATCAAATAACCGAAACCATCAACGCAATGATTCCAACCGAAAAGCCCAGAGAACCCAACCTATGAACGTCACACAAGAACTACAAAAAGCCGAAAAGCCAAACCGAGAATTAGATAAGCTAATAGCAGATACAATATGCTATTATTATAACGTTGAGAGCGAAATTCCCCGTTTTACATCTGATTATACTTTTTCAATAAAATACATTGAAAAAAGAGGATTTGATTGGGTAATGGGAAATGTAAATGGACAAGTAGGAGGAACACCTTATGCTCATGTTGGTGTTCCATACGACAAAAGCTCTTATTCCGGAACCCCTCTATTGTCTCTTTGGTTATCGTATATAAGAACTAACTTTGGGGATGAAAGGGAATGAAGATCGTTCTCTGCGGCGAAGCCTGGGGAACAAGAGAAGCAAACATGCGACACGCTCTTGTCGGTCCATCCGGTAGAGAACTTACTCTCGAAATGGGCCGCGCCGGCCTCGCCCCATTCATGAAGATCCGCTGTCGCAAATGTAAAGAAATAACCCCCTTCACCGGCAACTTCCACTGCCCAACTTGCAACGAATACCTCGCCCCCAACGAATTCAATCTAATGCACCATTGGAAAGAACTAAAAGCCGCCAATTACATAGCTATCACAAACGTCTTTAATGAACAACCCCCATCCAACGACCTGGGCTTCTTCTTTGGTTCCGAACGCGAAACCCCGATGCCACCTTGGAAAGCAAGTAAGAAATCTCCCGGAACCCACCTTAAGGGCGAACATTACTACCATATCCTCCGCCTCTATGAAGAAATTTCCGCATACAAACCAAACTTAGTAATCGCAATGGGCAACGCGGCCTGTTGGGCACTACTGAACCAATCCCCAAAAATCTCCGACATGCGAGGCTATATTGATTGGAGCACCAAACTATCCGTCAAAGTTCTTCCCACTTACCACACAGCCCATGTTCTTCGAAACAATGCTTTTCGCCCCACCTGCATTGCCGACTACAAAAAAGCCCGAGTGGAAGCCGAATTTCCCGAAGTTCGTCGCCCCGAGCGCTGGCTCAATGTCATCAATCCAACTCCCGAAGGAATTGCTGAAGGTTACGCCTGGTTCCAAAAACCCGCAACCGCCTATGCCAACGACATCGAAACATTTCGCGACCAAATAACAATGGTCGGCTTTTCCCGATCCCCCCACGACGCCCTAATTATAGTTCTTCGAGATTTCACCACCGATAAGACTGGAAAATATATAACCGACATCGGCCCGGCTGCCCGTTGGAATGGATTTCCCGCCGGCGCCATCAACTATTGGCCAACACCCGAACTGGAATTCGATGCTTGGAAGTTAATTCAATTCGGCCTCGCCACCCCACAAGAAAAAATCTATCAAAACGGCGTCTATGATTGTTCCCATTTCATCCGTATGGGCCTCCATCCCCGCAACGTCGCCCACGACACAATGCTTTGGTTCCATTCCTGGATGCCAGAGCAACCCAAGAGCCTCGGATATCTTGGAAGTTTATTTACCTCGGACATAGCCTGGAAGCGTATGAGAAATCGCGACTCACTAAAGAGAGACGAATAAAATGCCCCAAGCAACCGAAGAACTCCGTCGCAAATGGGCCACCGATGGTGAAAACGGTGGTGTTGGCGAAGAGAAAGCAATTCAATTCCTCCAATCCCACGGCTACCATCTACAAAGAGATTGGCGGTGGAAACTCCCCGATCCAAAGCACCAAATCACCAATGCCGAATACGAAGCCATGTGTTTCCTCGTAGATGAATGGGATTTCGGAGGAATTGCACCATGAACCACAAACTCGATACCGACACCCAAGTTTTCTTCTACGAAAAAGAATTCTACGTCCTATCAAACTTCTCCGCCTTCACGCTCCAATGGGAAGGTATCCGTTTTGATACATCCGAACACGCATATCATTGGGAAAAATTTCCACAACATCCCCGCATTCAAAAAGAAATTCAATTTGCAAAATCTGCCCACGACGCTCTAGATATAGCTAATTATTGTCGTGGTCTACGATTACCAAATTGGGATGATATTAAACTTGAAATTATGTTTAATATTCTAAAAGAAAAAGCACATCAACATCTATATGTCTATAAAAAGCTCCTTGAAACCGGAAACCGCGAGTTAATCGAAGACTCTTGGCGGGATGATTTCTGGGGTTGGGGACCAAACAAAGATGGCCACAACCATCTTGGCAAAATTTGGATGGCGATTAGAGAGGATTTACGAAATGCCCAACAATAAATTAATCGACATTTCCGGCGAACTCGTCGTTCCGTTCGAAACCCCGCTCGCCTATCGTTTCTACGATGGCTCTCGAACCGAATGGATACCAAAGTTCCAATGCGAATGGGACGCTTCAGACCGTGATCCAAATATTGGAACAATGACAATGCCCGAATGGCTAGCCCAAGAAAAAGGCTTCATCTAATGCAAACCCAACTAACCGCTTCTGCACAGCAAGCAATAGAAGAAAATTTTAAAAACACACAAGAAGCTTTTATGTTACTAGATTTAATAAATACAGAATTCCAAAATGATCCTAATTCGACAGCATGTTTTGATACTCAGATTATAGAACGTGTAAAACGGTGCGTAGCGCGAAAAAAAGCGTTTGAAGCAACATCTGTATTTGGAGGTTAATAAGATGGACGACATTGCTTCCTACCAATCATCCGAAACCGCTTGGCGATACGATTCCAGAGTTGGACGATTAAAAGAGAAAATTGAACAGACACAAAACTTGCTACAAACCCTCGAAGAAGAATTAAAACAACTCGAAGCAAGACCACCACTCTATCATCTTTTCAATTGGAGTGCATAAAAATGGAGGACGACGGCCACATATTCATTTGTGATCCACCGCCAGGCGGCAAATACATTCTAACCGTTCCAGGAAATTTATCCAGAGAACAAATCGAACGAATACAAGAAATGTGGAATGAAGCAATGAGCAATCCTAAAACCAATGTCATCATCCTTGAAGAAGGAATGACAGTACAATATCTTCCCTGCTCTCCATCCTGGCCCGACGCCGAATTCTGCGCCGCCTAAGGAACCCAACCCTATGACCGTCCTCTCAGCCCAATCAATCCGAAGACTTTGCGTTCCAAATTACGTTAGAGAATACATATCAATATACCACCATAAAATTTTAAACAGATATGTAATAGACACTTTAGAAAAACCTCTCATTGCTCCATTCGTCGAACGCGGAACCCAGAACGGCAAATCATTCGGCCTCAGTTCTTGCACCTACGACTGCCGTATTGCCGAAGAAGAATTAATTCTCGAACCAATGCCATTTTGGATTGTTGCTGAATTTCTACAACGAATGGCACATCAAGATTTTATGCACGCCGAAGAATATTCCGAATTTAAAGATCGAATTTCAAATACCAATTATACAGCACTCGCCTCTACTATCGAGCGTTTTGCATTCCCAGCCAACATCTGCGGTTCCGTTCTCGACAAATCATCCTACGCCCGCGTATTTATTTCCGCTTTCAACACCCACCTAGACCCCGGTTGGGAAGGTTTCCTAACAGTCGAACTCATAAACTGTGGCAACACAACCATCCATTACAAACGCGGCGATCCAGTTTGTCAAGTCAAGTTTGAATGGCTCGACGAACCAACCGATCTTCCATACCGCGGCAAATACCAAAACCAAGAACCCGGCCCCCAACCCGCAAGGAACGAACCGAGCTAATTGCTATGATTATAGAAATCACCATTGGCGCGTCCCATAGAAAACGAGTTGATCGATTGAACCGTAGACAAATTCGAAAGATGAGTTCTTCAGCAGTTCGAAAAGCCTGCTACAAAATGCGAATTAAAGGTATCAATCCTATTTCTGCGGTAGATGATTTAAGCGTTCATTCAATGGGGCCTTGGATTGACGATTTCTCAATTGGGTTATCTCAAGCGGCTAAAAAAGAAAACATTTCAATTGTTGGTGGGGAGATCGCACAAATGGGATCGGTCTATCGATCTGGTTACATCGGAGTCGTGGTCTATGTTGTAGGTATAAAATAACATGATAATCGCTGGCCACAAAGTAGAAATAGCCGACGCGACCGATCCAATTTATAATGGATTTGATTGCGCGGCCACATACCAAATCAACGACGCCCGCGTTGAGTTACGTCAGAACGACGACTTAATATACCGCTTCGAGCGCGCCCTAATGGGCGTTACAATGGAAATGACCTTGCGCGGCTTCCTCGTTGATATGGAAGAACGCGAGCGGGCTATCATCGAACTTGGCAACAAACGCTCCAACACCTGGACCAATCTTTCCAATATAATCTCCGCCATCGGCTGCAACTTTACCGAAAAGCTTCCCAATTCCGGTAAGCAACTCCAACATCTATTCTACGACATAATGAAGTTGCCCCAAATCAAAAAAACCACAATGGGCGAAACCAAACTTCCAATGGACCGAGCTACGCTAGAAAAGCTCGAACTTTCCGACCCTTTCGCCGCCCCGATAGTCAATGGAATTCTAACCCACCGCGACCTAGGCAAATCACTCCAAGTTCTCGAAACCGAAATTGATTCCGATTGGCGTTGGCGTTGTTCCTACAACATTGCCGGAACCAAGACCGGTCGCTTTTCTAGTTCCAAATCTCCCTTCATGATCTACAATGAAACCGATCAAGCTTGGCGACAAACCGGAAACAATTTCCAAAACATTTCTGAAATTCTCCGTCGCGTCTTCATCCCCGATCCTGGATACAAACTCTATGGTATTGATAAAGCGCAATCAGAAGCCCGCGATGTTGGTTGGTTCCTGGGAACCGTCCTGGGAGACTGGACTTATCTCAACGCCTGCGAGTCAGGCGATCTCCATACTTACGTTACACGCCTACTTTATCCCGAATGGGCGTGGACTGGGGATCTTAAAAAGGATCGTGCAATTGCCGAGCGGCGTTTCTACCGTTTCTTCACATATCGCGATGCCAGCAAACGACTCGGACACGCAACCAACTACCTGGGCGAACCAAACGAAATCTCCCGGCAAACTCGAATTCCACTCCATCTTGTTCAAGAGTTCCAAGACCGTTACTTCGCCGCATTCCCAATCCGCGAAATGCATCAATATATCATTGCAGTTCTTCAAACCGAAAGAAACCTAACCAACAGCTATGGCCGCAGGCGTGACTTCTTTGACCGCCCTACCGACCGCGAAACATGGAAATCCGCCATCGCCTATATGTTCCAATCCGCAACCGCCGACGCAGTTAATCTTGGTCTATACCGCCTCTGGAAGTACCAAGGAACAGAAGTCCAAATCCTAAGTCAACTCCACGATGCCATCTATTTTCAATATCCATTCTGCTCCGAACGCGAAGAATTTAACATGTTAGAAAAGGCTCTCAACAATATCCAAGTAACACAACACTCTCGCTCTGGACGCACCATGACAATTCCTGGTGAAATAGTCGGCGGCCAAAACTGGGCGCATCGATACCGACTCCTCGCTGACGGAACCAAAGAAGATTGGAACCCCGCTGGCCTAGATGGGATCAGACTACAATGAGCATCTATGGTCAAATAGAAACAATAACTCTCGAAGATCGAAATCGAGCATTCATCGAGATTTGCAACATCGCTGCAATAATTGAACTAGAAGCCAACGGTCCAACAAGATTGCTATTCGTTGGCGGCGGCCATTTAGACATTTGCGGCTCCGCAGAAATATGGCGTAGAGAAGTAGCAATTGCTCGTATAAAGCAGGAAACTCTAGCATGAAAACCATGGATCCCGGCCACTACTATTTCCTCAACGACTATTCCGGAGACAACCCAAACGAAACTGTATCGTCAGAACAATCACTACATTTCATGCACCGAATTGGACCAGGCTATCCTGGAAACCAAGATTCTCCATACGACGGAACCAATTGTCAAGAAGTAATCCGCGCTTTAATTGCCCGGTGTAAGTATTTAAATTCTCAAATCCCATGCAACGAAACCCGCTCTATAATTCACAACCTCCGAATATCATTATGGTTATTTGAATCGCGCGCTGCAAAAATACACGGATATAAATTTGACTATCCCATTTTTACCGCTATAGAAGACATTCCAACCTGTAGAACCTGCGGCCACATAGTATGCAAACACAAGGAACTCAAGGAACCCAAATGAAGTTAACCGGCAACATCCTACTAACTATTCAATCTACCGAAAATGTCATCACGTCTACTTCATTTGAAATCGATGAAGTAGACATCGAATACGAATACCGCGAACTCAAAACACCAGATGGAACCGTCTACCAAAAAATACCCAAAACACTAAAAATAACCGCCAAAAAAGAACTCTCTATTTTGTAGGAAAGTTTCAGCTTGTGTCTTCCGATTGGATTGAAAAGTTCCTAGACCTAACTTCCGATCTCTGGTCGCCGGAAAGCTTTCGTCTATGGGCCGCCATAGGAACCATTGCATCCGTTCTCGAACGTAAAGTCTATACCGATACCGATGCATTCGATCCGCTCCGCCCCAACCTCTACATCATTTTAACCGGCCCACCCGCAACCGGAAAAGGCCAAGTCATTACAATCGCACGCCAACTTCTCGGTTCCGTAAATGGTTTATTTCTTGCCCCCGACAATCCCACAAAGCGAACCTTCCTAAACGCCCTCCAAAACGCTCTCCGCTCCAACATGAACGGCTTCGACCCGTATTGTGCAATGACTGCCCTAGTTCCAGAACTCTCCGTCCTAATTTCCAAATACGAAAAAGATTTCGTTGCCGACTTAACTCACATTTACGACTCTCCGCAAAAATACACCGCCCCACGGCAAACATCCGATGACGTAGACATCGAACGTCCAACACTAAACATCCTCGCTGGAACAACCCCCGATGCCCTAAACGACATCATGCCCGAAAACGCTTGGGGCCAAGGCTTCTGTTCCCGCATCTTATTCATCTACGGTGCCCCGGTTAAAAAATACCGAAACATCTTCAAGAAGAAAGACAATCTCGACACCACCGAACTAGAAAAAGATCTAGCCGTTTGGTTCAAAGATTTGCACGGCCCGTTCATTTGGGATCAAGACGCAATGGATGCCTGGGATCAATGGTTCAATGTCAACGAAATGGCCCCAGTTCCCAACTACCAGCGTCTCGCCAATTACGTTGGCCGCCGCGACGTATTTCCTCTAAAGCTCGCGATGATTTCCGCAGTCTCCGCCGGTCACGGCAACCAAGTAATGCTTTCCGACTGGAAACGCGGCCTCGGCTGGCTACTAGAAGCCGAAAAAACCATGCCCGATGTTTTCCGCGCAATGGGCCAAAAATCCGACAACCAACTCTTAATTGACATGCACCACTTCGTTTGGATACTTTGGAAAAACGAAAACGAGCGTATCATTCTTCCCGGCGAAATATATAGCTTCTTCTCCAAACGTGCCCCGGTTGAGCGAATTCCCCATCTACTAAAAACCGCCGAACAGCGCGGCTTCCTACTCGGGGCCGGCTTCGGATCAAAAGAAGGCTACAAACCCAACACTCCCGACTTTGTGGAAAGGAATTCCCGATGAACGATACAATCTATTACGTAGGGGCCGAAGTCAGTTTCGAATCCAGATTTTTATTATGGAAACACTTTGCCTATGAAATGCCTCGCCCACATGCCACAATAATCTATTCCCGTAAATGGTTCCCATACAGAACCGCCAAATGTTTTCCATTAATAATCGAACCGCCATATTGGCTTGAAGTTTTAGAAGAAAGTTTAGTACTTAGACTTGAAAACCAACGTCTCTTTGAACGACATATTGAATTAAGAAATCTCGGCGCTACAGCTGACCATGAATATTTCAAATCTCACATCACAATCTCCCCACCAATATCACCAAACAAATGGGATATAACAAAACTACACACACCCAGATTTCCAATAACTCTATCCAACGAATATTATGGCACTTGGAAAGAAACCTCAAAAGGAACCCTGCGATGATAAGCATCAAAGACAAACGAGTCCTAGAATTCGATTACGTAAACTATAAAGGTGTCGAAAGCCACCGAATAGTTTTAGTTTACGAAATCTACTATGGCGGAAACCAATATCACCCCGACCTTCAATGGTTCATGAAAGCTCTCGATATAAATAAAAAAGAAACTCGCGACTTCGCAATGAAAGACATGAAAAAGGTAAAGGTGGTAGCATGAAACTCCTCGCCATCACCGGCGTCGCCGGCAGCGGTAAAACAACCCTCTCCAACCTACTATTCAATTGCGGCTGGACACAAACGAAGTTTGCAACTCCGTTAAAATCAATGTTATCATATCTCCTTAGATATCAAGGCATTGATACTACCACCGCGCACAGAATGCTCGAAGGAGATTTAAAAGAAACACCAACCTTATTTCTAAACAACCGCACTCCACGCTATGTAATGCAAACCCTCGGCACAGAATGGAGAGATTTAATCGACAAAAATCTCTGGGTCGATGTTTGGAAACGAAATATTATGAATCATCCAAACTATCCCGATATCAAAATCGTAATAGACGACACCCGCTTTCATCACGAAATCAATACAATCCGCGAAATGGGCGGCATAATAATCCGCATCGAGCGGCCAAACAATCCCAACCAAATCGCCTCAACCCATATTTCCGAAATCGAAATGTCCGTCATCGTTCCCGATCTAACCATCCTAAACAACTCGACCCCCGAAAAGATGCTCGACCAACTCAAAACAATCATCGATTATACCGGGAGCTAAGCCCAATGATAGCCCTCGAAACCATCGCCGACAGCATCGCCGCCAACGCCCCACGCCTTTGGACTGTTAAAACAATATCCCCAACAATGACCCACCAAGAAACTCTTCGCCATCGAACAATCTATTGCGAGGACGCCCTTCGCGGCGATTTCGATTTCTCTTATTCAGTTTCATCAACCCGCGCCATTCCGTTCACAAAAACACTCGCCGATGTAAGAACCACACCTGCAAAACCAGTTTTCTGGGGCGGCGAACAGCGCGGAATGCAATCATCCGATGAAGATTTATCAAACATCAAAATGCGATGTCCAGATGGAGGTTTAAGAACCCCCGATAAAGCTTGGGAGTTATTAGCAAACATAAACGCGGATTGGGCACAATGTTTTGCAAATGCAGGCCATCATAAATCAACATCCAATAGAATTCTAAGCATCTACAACCACACCCATTGCCTATGGACAGGAACCGAACCCGGCTGGATGAACTTCTTTGGCCTCCGCCTCGACATAGGAGCCGATAAAACACTTCGCGCGCTAGCCGAAGCCCTCTGGAAGGAATGGAACGAACACAAACCAACAACCCTCAAACCAGGCGAATGGCACCTACCATTCATCGAAGATCAAGATTACGAAAACACTATTCTATTAAATCCACAATATCCGTTGGAAGTACAACGAAATTTAATAAAAATTTCCGTCGCCCGCTGCGCCCGCCTTTCTTACGAATCTTTCACAACCAACCGTCGCTCCACAATCGAAGAAGACCTAGACCTTTACCAACGGCTTGTTGGCGGCCCAATCATCCACGCCAGCCCCGCAGAACACCAAGCAACCCCCGACGAATATATACGCAATCCTTCTAGCCCATACGACGCTCCCATAAACCCAAGTCCAAGCAATTCACGCTATGCCTATTACCAATGGAAAAATCCACAACAATCCGGAAACCTTGGCCCCGGTTGGTGTCAATATCGCAAAATGCTCCCAGGCGAAGCCCTCGCCCCTCTTCCAAAGGAATATCAACAATAATCCCGGCCACCTTCCTACAACCATAACCAAAAACCAAACCCGGAGTTACCTACAATGACCAATGCCTGCCTTGTCAATCTCGACAACTATCGCCATATCCGCCTTCCAACACTATACCAAGAACAGACCGGCCTTACCAAATATTCCCGTTGGCGCGATGACCTCAAACGCCGAGAGTTCTGGCCCGAAACTGTTTTCCGCTACTGGGATTTCATGTCAAACCATATCTTCCATAACTTTGGTTATCTAATTCCCGAAGCCGACCAAATTGAAATATTCGAAGCAATCTGCGTCGAGCTTGCAGTAATGCCATCTATGCGAGCAATGATGACCGCCGGCCCCGCACTGGAACGCGATCACGCCGCCGCCTATAACTGCGCCTACGCTCCAATCGATCGCCTAACAACCCACAGCGAAGCATTCTATCTCACAATGTGTTCCTGTGGAGTTGGGTTTTCTGCTGAACGCCAATACACAAACCGGATGCCCCTACTACCCGATTCCCTAACCGAGATCAATTGGCGAACCATTGTTGTCGATGACGATAAGATTGGGTGGGCCGAAAGTTATTTCGACTTGCTAACCCATCTATATCGGGGCGAACTACCACGTTGGGATACATCCCGAGTTCGATTGAAAGGCTCGCGGCTAGTTACCTTCGGCGGGCGCGCGTCCGGCCCAGAACCCCTAATAGATCTATTCAATCATGCAGTCACAATCTTCCGCGAAGCAATAGAAAACGGTCAACGCCGCCTAACATCCCTACAACAACACGACCTTATGACAAAAGCATCCGACGTAGCCAATTCAGGAGGCGTTCGCCGTGGTGCAATGATATCCCTATCCAATCCTTCCGACGAACGGATGCGCGATGCAAAGTCAGGCGAATGGCATCTTCGCAAACCCCACTTCCGCCTCGCTAACAACTCCGCAGTCTGGACAGACCACCCCGACTCAATGCAATTCATGGATGAATGGATAGCATTAGTTCGATCCCAGGCCGGCGAACGCGGCCAAATAAACCGCCGCGCCCTCATAGACCAAGCCCGTCGAACTCGTCGAATCAACGTAGATATGTGGGGCGACGACTACGGACTAAATCCCTGCGGCGAAATAATACTCCGCCCCCGACAATTCTGCAATCTTACAACAAACATAATTCGAGCCAACGACGGCCTCGGAAGTCTCCTGCGCAAAATACGCCTATCAACAATACTCGGCACCCTCCAATCAACCCTAACCAACTTCCGCTATCTCCGACCCGAATGGAAAGCAAACTGTGAAGAAGAACGACTACTCGGCGTCAGCCTGAACGGCATCTTCGACAACCGTTTCATGGCCGGCCTCGATTACATCCGAAACGGAACTTTCACATCAGACGACTTTATCATCGATGGCGTGAAAGTCGAATTACCAAACGTTCTCGCCCGGATGCGCGATACCGCAGTCGCAGTCAATCGCGATTGGGCCAACCGCATCGGTATAAACCCCAGCGCCGCCATCACAACCGTAAAACCAGAAGGCAACAACAGCAACCTTGTCAATTGCCGATCCGGCCTACACGGCGCACACACAAAGAACTTCTATATCCGCACAAACCGTGCAAACAAAGTCGATCGCCTCGCGGCATATATGATAACCCAAGGAGTCTACGCCGAAGACGACGTTAGTTCCCCCGAATCCGCATGGGTGCTCTACTTCCCAATAACCGTCCCCGCTGGCGCAATCAGCCGTGAAGACTACACCGCAGTCGAACACCTAAAAATCTGGCAACTCTATCAACTCCACTACTGCGAACACAAGCCAAGCGTCACGATCTCCGTCAAAGATCGAGAATGGATTTCAGTCGGGGCTTGGGTCTACGAGAACTTCAACATGATAAGCGGTATTGCGTTCCTCCCCTATGCTGGCGGCAATTACCGCCAAGCACCCTACATCACCTGCTCCAAAGACCAATTCGATGAACTCGTAGCAAAAACACCTACAACAATCGACTGGTCCGGGTTTAGTGAAGACTCCGACTACACCGAACAAGCAAAAGAACTCGCCTGCATGAGCGGGTTCTGTGAAATCTAAACCAACATAGGTTGCAATCCATGTGGCTCCGGTTTTGGTTCTTTGGCCACCCCTTCCACATAAAGGGCGTCCGTGTTTGGTGGTGCTATTTCTGTGCCGGTTGGGGAGTCGATCCAAGCGACGGTTCCGGGTGTCCATTCTGTTACGGAAAAGGATTTCAATAATGACAATCAATCTCCCCAACGGACCCGCCCCATTACCAATGTTAAATTTCGCTCAACCAGCAGCAATATTACCAATCGACTCTAAAACCAAACGGCCACGCTGTTTTAGTGGCGTCTACGGAGCCTCAACCAATCCAAAAACTATCCGCCGCTTATTTGCCGCCGCGCCTGGTTCCATAATAGCAGTTGCAACTGGAACCATATCAGGAATTGATGTGCTAGACATCGACCCACGCAACGGCGGTGATAATTGGCTTATTAATAACGCTTGGCTTCTACCACAAACGCTTGTTCACCGAACCCCGCGCGGCGGTTGGCACATTATACTACGTCACGCAAATGGTATCGGCTGTCCCCAAACACTATCGAAGCTGGGCGTTGATATAAAAGGCGATGGCGGCTATGTTGCTTGGCCACCATCAACAGGATATAGCATTACAAGAGCCACATCTATTAAAGAATGGCCACAAGAACTATTAGACTTAGTTGAACAATATCCAAAACCCCCACCCTCCCACGATTTCTCGATTGCCACTCTAAAAGAAACACTAATTGATTGGCCGCAAACAGTTCCCAATAAATGTCCAGAAAATCGATATGCCCAAGCTGCGCTTCAGAACGCTTGGGCTGAATTAATACGAATGGGACCGGATAGCGGTCGCGGAAGCGCGCTCCATCGCCGCGCATTTATTCTAGGTGGCATGATTTGCAAAGGCTGGATCAGCGCAATGGAAGTCGCTGAACAGCTTTACAATGCTTCTCTAATTAACGGGCTTGTAGATAAGGATAAACATTACCACGTTTTACGAGAATTATTTCGTGGAATGAACGCTGGACTGAACAAACCGTATAATTCGATAACAATCGAACACCCCGAAACAGATACAGTGGAGCGTGGTGGTTTTGGGCACGGTTCAGCCCTATTAGATGATAGTTAATTAGAAAAAAAAAAAAATTGGGGGCATAACGCCCCCACCCAAACAAACCTCTACCTTCTATTTATTAACCAACGAACCAGCAATTTCACGAGCGGCGGTTACAGCTACATTTTCGCTAGTTTCGTCAACCGGATTTTTCCAAGCAAGATAAATTACACCAACAAATTTATCCGGTGTTGGCGGGATTGGTATTGCACAACCACGGCGCATTCCGCGCTCCGCAAGCCGTCTTGCAAGCGGCGATCCAAGCGGCGACAGATCAACGCAAATTGGATGTCCCTCTAAGATTGCTATCAAAGTTCGAACATCCGAAACGGTAACAATAATAGGCAATCGGCGCGGCGAAGGAATGATTGGCCGTTCGCCGTCATGCCGACGCGCAGCAATAAACCGCTGTGAATTTTCCCCTAAATCAACTGCCCAGATTTGAATTAAATCCGCATCAGTATCCGTGGTTAGTTTATCAAGCGCTACCGGAACATCGGCAACCTTAAGTTCAATTTCACTCGGCGTCAAAAACGCCTCGATCAATTCAGCGCGCCTTTCATATAATGTCCAACCAACACCAAAAGTAATGGCTAAGATAAATATAGCCATTGCTTTCCAAGGCGTATCCATATACGCCAGCAGTTGCTTCAAAAATGAAGCCATAGAGAAACAAATCTACTCCACAAACCATCCAGTGGCATCGGGGATAACATTATAACTTGCCCCGGCTGGCGTCACCGGCAGTCCCGTAACCCCCGTATCATAATACGCCACAAGCCGACTTGTACTTCCCGACCCAGTATCGATATACAAAATAACCGCATCAATCTCCGCGCCAGTTACCGAGCTTGCAACAACAGTTCCCGACAAGAACGCGGCTAAGTCCGTAACCGATTTACTGCCTGCGGCCCCCGTCGAGGCAATGATCGCCGCCCCCGCAACATCCGACAAAAACTCATGGGCATCATTATAAGTATAGCTGGTCGTATTAACCAGCGCCGCCTTAACATTCCCGGTAAGCAAATTTGTATTCGCTCCCCCGGTCATGCTAGCCTTCTTAAACTTCGGATAGATTTTGTTCGCCATCTACTGAACTCCCTTACAGGGTGATTGGAATTAACGAAATACTACCACTTACCCAGTTGCCGGCTGATGTTACAATCCTAAGCGCGGTCAACGCGCCCCCAAGTATTGCGGTTCCACCAGCCCTTGTATGATAATTGTGCCTAGTTCCTCCATACGAAACCCGGCCACCATGAGAACCGATAATTGTATAATGACTATTATCCCCAGCAGAGCTTATCAAAAACTCTCCCGAAACACCATGCGACGCATTGCCTAAAGAATTCGGGAACAAATTAATTGAACTATCGCTATCGCTACCTCCAACAGTATTATTACTAACCGTATCGGCGGCGTGCCAATTCCAGCCATAGTTTGAGGTCGCCCAAGTTGGAGTTCCACCAATACCGAACTGAAGCGTCGCCGTCGCGCCATCAGTAGCAGGAAGCAAATTTACCACAATCAATTTATACGCAACAAACGCGGCAATTCCGGTTATTTGAATTGTTCCACTAGTATTGGCCGCCGAAACAGTTGTGGCCGTTCCATAAGCCCCGCTACTCCCAGCCGGTACAGCCCAAGTTCCATCAGCCTTAAGAACTTTTCCCGCCGCCGCATCCCCCGATGCCGGAGCTGGCACTAATCCTTTCGTTCCCCCGCTACCACTATCCCCAACCATAACTGGACCAACAACCGAATTAAACGTAAACCCGGTTGTTCCCATTACAATTGGACTTGCGCTTGCCACTACGTCAAAAATTCGATCCCCATTTACCGTCCCACCCGGACCAACCGGAACAATATCTGCCTGGTTTATATTACCTGCACTATTAAAATCGCTCGTCCGGGTCAAAATATACGGGTGCGACCCATCCCCAAGCTGCGTCAACGCAAACACACCATTGTTCGCCGGCGCGGCTTCGTACCCAATCAAATACCTATACCCAACAACCGGTGCAATCCCATCAACCGTTGGAAATGCTCCGTTGCTGTTTCCCGTAAGAGTTGCTCCAACCCCAGAAGACCCATTGTTATAGGTATTTGCCGGCAGCGCCGCAGTTGTAGTAACCGTCACCGGAGGATGCCAACCAATCGATGCAGGTGGAGTTCTAAAAGTTCCATCCCCACTAACAAACTTGGTTATATCCCCACCCCCAAGAGCATTAAACAGTGCCCCAAAATCACTTGGAATAATAGCAAAAACCCGGCTTGTTCCACTCAAACTAATATGCCCAGTGGTTCCAGAATTGTTTATAATAGTGGTTGTTCGTTGAATTGTATCCATAGCGGAATAGGTGCCAAGGAATTCTTCCCAAGCCACCCCATCCCCACTCACCACACACATAAACGTAGTATCGCCAATACTCATTCCCGCCGAAAAGGCCACATTATCGCTGCTTACAAGTCCTGAAACAGTTATATCGCCTGTTCCAGTAGTTGCAGTCTGTTCGCGGGTCCGCGCCAGGATTTTAAAAGCCATGTTAAACTACCCTTCCACCAACTGATCCACCAGCAACAAACCCATCGTTATTGTCATCCGTGTCCGTGCCAAGCGAAGAAATAACCTGAACCTCGGGCGAAATGCTTGGGCTTCCTCCACCAACAACCGAACTGTTTATAAGCGCTGGCAACCGAATATATCCATCAGCCGGTGCTACATCAACCGAAACCAACGCTGCGCTCGGGCTTCCACCACTAAGAATAGAAGAATTAATTAAACTTGGAAGTCTAATAAACCCATCGGGCGGGGCCTCAGCAATCCCTACAAACGCCGCTAACGGACTTCCACCTGCAAGCACCGAAATATTACTGAGCGCGGGAAGAACAATATCGTCAACAACTCCTTCATGGAAATAAACCCGCGCGTGCCCATCAACATCCAAATCAGAAACATTCGTAAGCGCCGGAAGCCGAATATCTTGTTCAACAACAACCGTTGGCGGGCGAAGAATAGAGAAGTTGCCATGTGTCGGAACAAGAATATCCCCTGCCGCCGCCGTGCGTACAAATACGGGTATTACATTAAACTTGTGCACCCCCGCTAAACTCCTATAACCTGTTGGGCCGCAAATACAATTGACAACCCCGCCGCCACCGCGTCATCAGCCCCCTGCCGACCAACCCCCAACATATCAACGTCTGCAATCAAATTGACATCTGCATTAATCGTAACCGTTCCCGCATTACTCGCAATTTCAAAATGAACCGTGCCGATATTAGTTGAGTTCTGATAAATAACAAAATCCTGAACTGCCGTGGAAGCCGGGGTTCGCAAATGCGCCCGATGAAAGCTTCCCGACATCGGAACCACCGGTAGCAAAATCTTCCTAACAATCGGTTCCTCGTAAATCCGATCAACGCTTCCCGGAATATCCTTCAACATGCCCGGATAATAAAACCCCATATCATAAACAATATTCTGGGCCGGCGCGAAAACAAACATTTCCTTATAAAGTACCACCGGTGGCGAGCCGGAAACCGCATTCTTATCAAACACACCCGCACTAGTATGATTTGCCACCACAGCATACATACCAACGCCCGGAACTTGAAATATATCCAAAACTTCATAAAGCGTGGCCGGTTCCCAAATATCTCTCCAACGAAATTCCAACACCGGCAGCGTAAACGGTCCAATTGATTCACTATCGGACGTATTAAATGTGAGTTGCGTTTTATCATCAGATTGCGAAACAGAAACAATACTAACCGCAACCGGCGGACTAGCAATAACCGCATCGATCGCCGTTCGCAGTTCCCAAATATTATCGTCAACCTCGGTGGGGGTAAGGTTTGACCCTTTACCCGTTCCCCATTTGGTTCCATCATCAGTCCGATAAACCGGCATTACCTGCGTGCTCCCATCCCGATCAAACTACGACTTCGCCAGATTTATCCAATTTAACCTTCGAATATGGATGCGGTAAAGAGAAAGCATTATATGCTGCAACCGCTTCCGGGCTATCCCCCGGTTTCCCTCGCGGATCAAAAACAGGAATTCTTTTCAAAACAGTCCAAATCGGGGTCGCCGTAGTCGATAATTTTCCATCAGCTTCAATCTTAAATTCCGTTCCTTGCGCGTAAGCATTTGCGGTTACAAATTGAAATGTAGTTTGCAATAACCTAACTGGATTTGCACCTTCCAATGGAGGAAACGTCAGCGGCGCAAGATAAATATAATTATTCGCCGCATCAGCAAATATATCAATCTCTAACTGCTGCATAACTTTAAAATTAAATAATACCGACAAGCGATTTCTATTTATGTATTCATTTCTATACACCAAAGCAAACTCACCAAGAGCCACTTCTTTTTCGGTAACAATTAGAAAAATTAAATCTTCCCCAACAATATTCACCGGACCTGGAACCAGCAGCGAAATTCCATCATACATTTCTTTTGTTATCATTCCCTCTAGCGGCGGATCAGCACGCCAAATTCCACCAATCGTTTCGATCGCTGAGCTAGTTGAATTAAGCGTTGCTTTCTGGGCATCATAGTCGATAAAAGTCGTCGCGTCCCGATGTCTAGCAGTAATTCCAACAATCAGTGGCGGATCTCTATTAATATACTCTGCCAACGCTTCCGCACAAGCCGCCCCGTCCGCTCCAATAGCAACACCCCCAATAGAAATTCCAAACTTGATTTCGGTTCCATTAATCACCACACTATCGCCTTCTTTCGGGGCCGTTAAAAACGTAAACGATGGCGGGCCACCATTCGGAAGCGATATCTGGCCTTCCAATTCCAACTTAACCACCGGCGCGCTCGACCAATGAACCCTAGTAATAAGTTGCCACGGATCCATCTGAACCGGATTTGCTTTGCTGCCTTCAGTAATCATGCAACCGACCCGGTATCATCCCATTTCAACACAAACGTTTCAACTTCATTTCTCTTCTCTGGCGCACCAGTCACCGCCCCCGCATTCGATGCAAGAGTTGTATTCGGATTTCCATTAACAGGTGTTGCCGAAGCCCCGGCATCAGTTGAACTTATTGTTGTTCCGAGGCTTCCATCACTAAATCCCGGTCCAGAAATAACACTCGGAACCGTCAGCCCACTCTGCGATGGCGCTCCGGGCGGCGAAACCAACTTCCCCTTCTGATTCCCCGGCGGAACATCAGTAGGCTGCCCGCTTTGGTTATCCGCAAATGGCTTGGGCCGCGAAAACCTAATTTCATTAATCCGTCTAACATTCACATTCTGACTAGCATCATCCGGGTTCTCCACCCGAATATCAGTCGTCTTACGATCTTTCTCTGTAAACCCTTTCTTAACATCAACCCCTTTTACTATTACTCTAATTCCAGTTTGCTTCGTCTCGGGGGCACTACCCGGAGAACCCCAAGCAATAATAGCCCGATCCGTAGTTACCTTTGTAACCCTAGTAACGACAATTTTCTTATCGTTGATAGTCCCTAATGGTTGCCAAGGACCGCGAACAATCTGTTCAAGAGCCACGCCGGCTACCCCGCCGCCAAATCAATAGTTTTCGCAATCGCCAACTTTGAAACATCAACATAAAACTCACTCAAAAACGCTCCACCCGTAACCGGAACCAACTCCAACAGCACATGCGGATAACAATTAGTCAACACCGTCGCCGGGTCTAATGGTTGCTTCGAGATTGAATTCAATGCCCCCAATGCAATTCCAGCCGGCAATGGTATAGTTGCTGCGATCGCCGTCTTCTGTTGGTTGATCCCACCAACCAATTGACACCGCCTCACTACCGTCTGTGGAGTCATATTATAAAAATTAACCCCGTCATCCACAACTTCAAAATCATCAAAAGTCTCATAAACAATAGATCCGTCCCCAAAATCAATCGTCCCATCAACCTCAGTCTGATACCCGTGATCTACATAATTATCATTCACATAATTCCCCGCTCCAACAGTCGTGGGAATTGTTCCCCCATTCCCCACAGTACACCCAATCTTAATAACCACCCGCATCCCACCGTTCGCACTCGCGGAAATCGTATAGTCAATCACCTTCCCCACCGCCGAACCGCCCGGAAGTCTGCTATCAATAATATGCACATTCTTCCTACACGAAACACTAATCCCCTTGTGCCAAGTGGTAGTCAATGTAATCTCGACCGCTCGCGCCCGAACAATAAGTTTCGCCCGCGCATAAGCCAATAGGAACCGAAAGCTCTGTTGTCCCCGATCACTCTTGAAATAGGTGTTATCGCGCAAATCCCGAATCGGCGTGACGCCGCCCGGATCAATTCTCTTGCTAATCAAATCCGAAGATAACGAAAACGCTTCCACCGACGCCCGGCTATCGCTCGCAACTTGCTGAACATCAGCTTCCAAGAAGAAACTAACACTTTCCGTCCACTCTCGATTTGCTGAGAAATCCGCCAAAAATGCAATCTTATAAACACTCAACTTAAACAGTGCATGGGTTTCTACATAACTTCCCTGCGCATCCTTGGCCGCCGACCCAGTAGGATTTCCCCAATCATCAACCGCTGCATCGTTGAAATCCTGGCCCGCTGAGAACGAAGTCGTGTATTTTGTAAGAATGTCCGTAGTCCCGAACATCCGTGTGCTTTCAATAATAATCGTATCCGCATTAACCTGCCATCCCGCACCGATGTTTTGAAGCGGCTTTGGCCAACTAGAAAGCAATCCACTCCCCTGGTATGCAGATATATTTGGCCGCCCGAACCGCGACCCGCCATCATAAAACACCTGTCGAATAGTGTCCGTCAGATCAACGGTATCGTTTGCTTCTTGTGTCCAAGTAACCGTGCCAGTCATATAAACCGCAGCCAGTGGCGGATTACCAATCTTATAATCTAAATCCGCATAAATGTGATCGTTTTCGCCAATAAAAAGAGTTCCATCTTCGCCCGATGTAATGTTAGAAATACTAACTTCCAATGTAGTCCTATCTGTATGCCAAAGGTCGGGCCGCGCTTCAAGAATTGTATCCTTATCATCAACCCCATTGCTATACCAAATTGGATCCCAATAAGGATTAACCCGAAGTGTCGCCGCCAGAACGGTCTGCAAGTTTTCATATTCCGACGGCTTTGCCAAGAATTGCAGCGTAACTTCTTCATCTTTGATTTCGTCGGGAACCGTAACCAGCCGTCCATGGAACAGTGGAGTTATTCCACTCGGACTTCCATCTTCAATCTCTCTCCAACTCAACCAGCACCAAATATTCCGCCCCGGATACAAATATCCCATATGCGGGTTCTTCAATTTAATTGTAAGCAGCGCCGCGTTGCCTTCCGATTGCTTTATGTCGATTGATAAAACTTCCTCGTCGTTCCTGGCATGAGCTACTTCATCAAAAGTCCCGCCATCAGGATAAATAATTCCATGATGAATCCTCAGATGCGCCTGCTTTGTAGAAACCGTCGGCAACTCAGAAAGCAAAAATGTATTGTCCGCTTCGAACGTTCCCAAAACAGTCCCCGACAAACCCCGCGCAAACAATTGATAAACATTCCCAATCACCAATCCAACCGTGCTGCCCAAATTGGTTATTCTATTCTGCCCAACAGTGGTCGAAAAAGTAAGCGTAACATCGCGCGCTGTTGCGTTATTGTTGTTATTCACCGAAATAGTATTACTTCCAGTATAAGTCCCAATTGTTCCCGGAGAAGTGCTGCCGCCAGAAACATTATACGTCGTCCCCACAACCAACTTGCTTGTATCATTCAGAACAATGTCTGTTATCCCCGTATCCGATTGCAGCAACATTGCCAACCCTTCAGCCGGCTCAACACCCATAAAAAGATACGGCAATCCATTACTATCCCGACTATTCGAGAGCGTTCCAGAATAATCCCCCTCATAAATAAAAT